CCACCTTGGGCCACTCGCTCTCCTTGACCGATATGGTCACAGAGGGCTTGTGCTCACACCAGTGGCGTTGGTACGTCAGCCACAGACCCAAGTGGTCAATGGCGTCAATGTCGTCGCGTGTGGTCAATCCCTCTGGCGCCTTCTGTGGGAAGCTGAACACGATCGTGTTGTTGGGCTTCATCACGCAGGGCTCGTTGGGGATGCCTTGGGTAATCAAGAACTGGGACAGTGGGTCCTTCATGTCACCGCGCACGCGGCGAACGTAGTAGGGCGAGTGACGTGGGTGGATGCCGCTTGCTGTGTCTGTCAACTGGCTCACTGTGCCACTAGGCTTAACGGCTGTAATGGCTGTTGAGCGTGGGATACCGAGCAGGTCGGCGTACTCAGCGTTAGCCTGTTCAGCAACCAAACGCAACTGGGGCAACCACAACTCAGCGCCGCTTGTGCTACTCGTGACCTTGTGGTCATAGATGCCGGTCAAGGACACACCCAATAAACGCTCTTCCTCGGTGTTTCGTTGCCAGACCTTACGCAGGTATGGGAAGTGTGTGAACGTGGCCTGTATGGTGCCTAAAATGGCCGCCATGCGCACCTTCTGTTTTAGGCTCTCCAGTGTGTCCTCAGGGCGCACCATGACCTCTGTCAAATTACAGAACTGGTAGGGGCGCAGAATGATCTCACTGCAGGGGTTTGTGCCAAACTCAAAGTTGGGGTCACGCTTGCCGTACTTGGCCACCGCGGCCTTGGCGGCCTCGCGGTTAAAGATACCACGCTCGCCTGAGTGGCTGTTGTACAGCGACGTCCACTCTTCCAAGAACGTGCCCACAGTGGGTTTGACGTCGTACACCGCGCTGTTGTTAGCCAACGCACGATGGCCTGCGGTCTCCCACCAGTTGCCAGATTTGGCATAGCGGATGCGCTCGTCGTTCAGGTCGGACAAAGAGATCATGGCAGAACGGCGCACGCCACCCACCACAACAACCTCACCGATCTTGCACATTATGTCGTGGCACTCAAGGGTGTTGAGTTTGCGGCCCTGTGCGGCCTTGAAGATTTTGATTGTGAAGTGGAACAGGTCAACCAGTGGCTCTGGGCCTGACGCACGGCCACCAAAGGTCTTCAGAGGCGCTCCTGCGGCACGTACCTTGCTCACGTCCCATTTTGGGATCTCGCCGGCGTACAGGTTGGCTAACAGCAGGCGGTATGACTTGGCCCAACCTTCTTTGCTGTCGTGCACGTTGATAACGTGGCTGGACTCAAACAGGCGTTCTGGCACGTCCGGCAGTTTGTTGGTGTACTTAGATTCCACAGAGAAGCCGACACCTGTACCACAGAGCAGGATGAACATGGCTTCGTCAAACGACTTGACGTCGTCCACGGGGAGGTATGAGCAGTTGTATACACAGGTGTTGTCACGGTCGGCGGCTTTTCCAGAAGTCATCATGGCGCGCATTGACGGCATGATGTGATGGCCAGATATGGCGTTAAAAATGTCTTGATACAGTTTTGGATCAAGCTTGGGGGTCTTTTCAAAAATGTAGTTCACGTAGCGGTTTACAGTTTCGTTCCAGTCCTCACGTCGGTTTTGATCTGGCATGAACTTGGCGTATCTGCTTTTGTGGATATATTCTCTGTATTGATCCATTTTAACCATTTTTTACCATCCTTTTTGCTAACATGTGACTTTCGCTTCCTATCAAGAAAGCAATTCTGATATATCCATAACCCATTTCATGGAGCGTTTTTGCAAACTCCGCAATTGATTTGTCATAAGATCTTCCCCTGTTCCAATGGTCAGGGTTACTAAGCTCATTGAATTCTGGTTTTTGATCTTTAATCAAAGCACTTTCAATTTGTAGTGCTTCTTGTTTAGATAGCTGTTTATGTGTTATTTCAACAATATCTGACAGCGTATAACCTTCATTACAAAGAGTTTGAACCCATTCAACATGAGATTCTTTTCGGTGCGATTTTCGCACGTTCCACGCGCGGTCTAGCTGGCCTATGCCAATGTATTTTGTTGTTTGTGTTGGTGGATCTTTATGTACATAAATGTAATAAACATCTTTGTTTTTATGCATGGTGGTGATAAATTTTAGAGACAAAAAAAGCCCACGCGTGAGGGTGGGCGTCGGGTGCAACAGCGTTTATTCTTCTGCTGTTGGTTCTTTTACTTCTTCAGCGGCTTTCGCGGCTTCCAAAGCTTCTGCTTGTGGGCGTCCTTGGTCAACGATGGCCATGATGGTCATGTTCACGTCAGCAAAGGGAAGCTTGCCCAACAACATCAAAATGTGGTTAACTTCGTCCACAGAAAATTCAAGTTTGATCATAATAAATGTTCAGTATATTAAACAAAATGGGGGCCGAGGCCCCCAACCTACTTAGACCGCGAAGTCCGAAGCGGCGGAAGAACTACCGCCCAAACGCTCGCCATCTTCCAACTTTTGCAAGTGGTTCAAACCGCAGGCAATGCCCTTGGAGCCCTGTTGGTTGTATGCGTAGAATGTCAAAGACGCCCTGCCGTAGCAACCGGAATACACCTCATCTGGGTCAAGGATTGGGTTCAAATCAGCGTCCACAACGCCGGGCCTTTGGTGAGTGTTGGCGTTGATGAAATACGAATTTGCGTACGCAGGATCGTCCTTCTCCGTGTCGCCGTCACGCAAACCACCCTTGAGGTTTTTAGGGATTGCTCCACCAAAAACTGAAGCGTTTGCCACTTTAGCTCTTTCAAAAGCCGCGTTAATTTTGTCAATTGTTTCCTTGTCTTTCTTGTCAATAATGATTGACACAGAAAACTTGGGTGTCATTCCCTCTTCCATTGCAACGGCTTTGAACACGTGTACAAAAGAAAAACGAACTTTATTGGTAACCACTTTTTCAACTACTTTGACCATCTTGGTCTCCTTGTTAGCTTGTTAGCTTGTTAGCTTGTTAGCTTGTTCGAGAGCCTTTAAAAAGGGCGGCTCTCAATACCCTACTTACGCAAAATCTTCTCTGGCTTTTGACGGGACCAACTTGGGCTCGCCGGCAGGTTTGACAATCAGGTCACCAAGAATATCTTGGAGGTGCCCCTTGCCCACTTGCTTTTCCAATTGTGCCACAGATTTTAATGCAGGTGTTGTGAATATATCATCAAAACCTGCTTTCTGCAACTTTTTCGCCGCATCCTCTTGCGCCTCTATTTTACGGTTTGTGCTTGTCTGCCCCAACTCGTAACCTGTAGGCACTATGCCATGGTCCGTCGCCTGTGTCAACATGTAATCTTCAACATCGGAAAGCCACTTGCGTGTCTTAGCCGCGTCTGAGAGTATCTTTATCAACTCGGTTTCTGACAGGAGCGCTGGCGCCTTGAAATCGGCCGCCGCGGCCACGTTGTTAAAGTCTGCTCGGGCCCTGCACTGTGACTTGGCCCTGCAGAATTGACAGTGGCTTCCTGCCATGAACTCCCCTTGGCCGGCGTGTGCCTTTTTAGCCTTGGGTTTTACTACATGCACGGCCCAGTCTTGCAAACTTTCTAGCGTCACCGTTTCGGTGGTGATGCTGTCCAGTCGGGGTTGGTGAATGGTGTATTCAACGTGGGTGATGTTTGGGTGTTCATCCTTGTACTTGTACCAACCACCAAGGCCGTACAGCCTCAGTTGCGGGTTGTCCGCGGCGTCCACCGGCACCCCCTTGCCGAATTTTAGGTCGATTACTCGAACCTTGTTCTCGCTCATTATGACCACGTCGGCTGTGCCGAAGCCGTCAGGCACCCACTCGCTGAAGTCCACCCGTTGCTCAAAGTAAGGGATATCCCCCTCACCAATTTGCGAACGAACGTAGAGCACGTAGTTGTCCACGTGCGCCTCAAAGTCTTCGTCGTAGTAGGGTGTTGCCTTGACCTCTGCAATTGCCTCGTTGTACTCCTTGGCCGTCATCTGTCCAAAATGCCGGCGTAGCTTGGCCTCTGCCATGGTGTGGGCTGTGGTGCCCTCTTGGCTGAAGTCGAACGCGCCGGCTTTTCGTTTAGGTTCGGGGAGTGACGCCTCTAGTCGCGCGCTGGGTGTACAAGACATCCATCGTTTGGACCCTGAGGCACTGAGTAGTGCATGTGTAGCGATGATGCTCTCCTTTATGCAAAGGTGAAAAAGCCCCTCTCGGGGCTTACGAAATGTCGGAACTTATTGCTAAGTACCGACGTATTGTCACGCCGCTTTTTTGAGCGCCGTGATCAAATCGGTAACTGCACCAGAAAAATCCAACACGACGTCCGCCTTGACTTCAAGCTTACTGCTCTTGTCGTCGCGATAGTCAGAGGGGAATTGACCCCTCAACGCTATCTCAGCCACCCTGCTGTTAAATGCCTTGTTCTCCACGTTAGCAAGCAACTGGGTTTCCCAGTAAGCTTGTGAGTGGGTAATAGCCATGTCCAGTGCTTCAGCAAACTCTGGGTGGTTTTTCTTAAACGTCTGCGCGGCCGCGGAACTAATTCCGACGCTTGCAAACATCATTTTTTGGGACGCGCCTACCTTGCCCAACTCTATCAGTTGGTCGCACATCTCCGGTTTAAACTCGTATTTGGATTTCGTTGCCATGGTGTATACCTTATATTCAAGGCCTAAAAAAGGCCTTTCCTATATAGAATTACCCATTTTGAGAGGGTTTTTCGACCTTCTGCGCCTGAGTATTTGAGTCTCGCACCTGCGCACGGGCCTTTGCCTCGCGTAATGCCTCGTTTACCACCAATCTTGTCACCGCTCCGGCCATTTCCTGAATGCGTTGCTCTTTTGGTTTCACGCCCAAAGACGTTAATAAATTTGTTGCTTCATTTGCCATTATGCTAATCCTTTTGTTTGCTGTTCTCGAAACTTGCGTAAATCCCGCAATATGAAATCACGTTCGTCTTCGTTCTCAAAGTGCCATATTGACAGCACGTCTTGATCTTTCTCGAACATGGGGTGCTTGGCGTCAACCTGAATGTCTATTGTAGGCCATCCTTGCTTGACATACTCCACGATGTATCCGTTCACAATTTTAACTCCTTTCGTATTTTAGCAACCGCCGCCGCAAAATGATACCGCCAATACTTTTGGGTCACTGCCAGATCATGGTAGTTATACCCTGACAGGTGCGCCTCAATGATTTCCCTCTGTTGTGGGGACAGCTTCTCAGCCACGACGTTGTACACGTCTTGGATGGTGTCTGGACCCCACGGCGCCCACCCTGCGCCGGTTGTAGGTTCGGAGGACGAATCCTCGTGCTCAAGAGGGTCCGGTTCTTCGTCTGAAAGCCTGCGGATGGTGGCGTTTACTTTGATCATTGAAGTTTGAGCGCGTTCATTAACGCGTTTTGCATGTCGATCTTCCCTTCTAGCACGTCCATGACCTGACTGTCAATACTTTTCTGCATGGTCAGGTGGTGAATAATTACAGGCTTTTCTTGCCCCTGTCTAAACAGGCGCGCGTTGGCTTGTAAGTAGTCTTCACTGGACCATGGCAGGTCAAACCAAACGATTTGTGCCGTGTCACCCACGTTGCACTGCAGGTTCAGGCCAATTCCCACGCTTTTAGGGTGGCAAAGTAGCACTGGGACCTTACCAGAGCGCCATAGGGCGATTGTTTTATCGTCGTCAGGGCTGAGTAGCACCGCGTCAGGAAAAACGCCCTGAAGCCGTTTTAGGCTGTGTTTGAAGTTATAGAACACGATTGTGGGCGTGTCGTCCAACATGTCGGTCAGGTATTCCAGTTTGGTGTCGTGGATGTGCACCACCTCTTTGGTTTCAGAATAAATGGACCCTGCGGTCATTTGCAGTAGCTTGCCCGTGAGCACACCGGCCGACGCCGCGGTCAGTGTCTCCTCTTCCACCTCGACAACCATTTCCTTGCGCATGGTGTTGTAGGCCTGTTTGGCCTGCTTCTCCCACTCGATGGTGTGCACAATGTCCTGACGTTGTGGCATGGTCAGGTAGTCTTCCTTGCGCAGGGACACACAAATGTCCCCAATCAGGGCGTCAATCTGTTCCTTGGCGTTGGGCTTTAACTTCCAACTCCAGACCATGCCGGTCCTACGATCTCGGGTGTCTGGCTCGAAGAACTTCTCTTTGTAGGAAGTCATCGATTTCCCTAGTCGTTGGCCCAAATCCAATATGCCGACTTGGGTCCAAAGGTCTAGGTACGACTTCGGGGTCGGTGTTCCTGTAAGTATGTATCTGTGCTCGAAATTCTTCAAATGCCCTTTCAACGTCTTCCACCGTTTTGACGACGGGTTTTTGAACCTGCTCGACTCGTCGATCACTAATGTCTGCCAACGCGGCAATGAGGCTTGCTCGAACACCCAAACCACGTTTTCGACGTTGGTCAAATACACGTCCGAATCGCTCTGCAACGCTTTCAACCTCTCCTGTGGGCTTCCCACAATGAGGGCAAACTTCATCTTCTCGGTGTGCGTCCAATTTTGTGCCTCCTGTTTCCAAACATTTTTAACGACGGCCTTTGGCCCAATGATCAGCGTCTTGCCCTCAATTTGGCTGAGTATTGTCAGGGCCGTTATCGTCTTGCCCAGTCCCATGTCCATCAGCAGTCCCATGTGAGGCTGAGTCTTGCTCTCCTGCACTAGGCGCTGTTGGTAGGGGTGTAAATTTTTTAATGTCAACATCAGTAGCCTGCTCTTTCCCTTGCTGTAACGTCGTTAACAATGCGATGACGCGTGGGGCGAGTGACGTAGGTATTTGCAGGGTCGCCGATTGGGGGCGGTCGTGCACCTCCATTGTTTACCTCCTTTATCTTTTCGTGTGTCCAGTCCGCAACCTTGTACAGATCCTCTTGTGTTGCGTTGGACTTGATTGTGTTTGCTCTGTTGCTTAACCATGCCACGTTGCCTTTGACATACCCCTTTTCAGGAATGATTTTGTCTAGGCTTGGTGAATCGGGGCCGCTCGATCCCACAGTGCCCGATTGTCCAAACCCCCAAAGAATTTTGGTCTTGAAAATGGGACAATAATCGGGCGCGATTGCACACAGGTATTTATGGTCCAATTCAAATGGAATACCTGCGGCTTTAGCGCGTCGTTTAATGTTGAACATTGTTTTGGCAATGTGGTTACGCTTTTTAGCCTCGTGGACTTCGTCGTCGGTCATAGCTGGTCAATGAATTGGTCTACGTCTTGTTCGCTTGATAGCACGTGGGTTTTCACCCCCCGCGCCAACAACTCCTTGATCATCAACTCCTGTCTTGCGCTTAGTTTTCCCTTTGGGTCTTTCAACTCCACTGGAATCACTCGGCTGTTGTAGAACACTAGCCTGTCCGGCACCCCCGTCATCGACGGGCTTACCCACTTCAGGCACAGGCCCCCCATCTCCTTGACCTTTTTTACCAGTCTTTGTTCGATTTTCTTTTCGTTTTGCAATCTTGGCAACCTCCACTAAACAGGCCGTGAACATTTGACGCACCAACCATTCGGTCAGGTACGCCCGCGACTCTTCACCAAAATCCTCCACGTCTTCACCGATGTGTTCGAGCACCCGCGCCACCACGTGTGTGGCCTCATGCGCCACAACACTGGCCAGCAGGGCCGCGTTGTCAACACACTCAATCAGGTTGAACACCACGATGACAATGGCCTCCTTTGGTGTAGAGAAGCTGTGTGTCTCCGCGATGCCCAACTCCAGTGGCGCCATCTCTGGCTGTGCCGCTATGCCGTGGTCCTTCAACACCTTGTAGAACGCCTGTGATGTAAAGCACATCTTTACAGGCACCGGAAAGAAACCAACATCCACATGAAAATATGCGTTGCTCAAAATATCTCCTCCCGTTCAAAGTTGCTGATACTGTCCACGTACTTCTGCGCCTTGGGTTTCAACTTCAAACCTAGGTACACGTTGGTCAACTCACCCTCAATGCGAACCCTTGCGGCCGTCACGCGATGGTCCTGCGTTGCCGCAAGAAACCTACGCTTGAACGCCATGTCACTTCCGGGCGGTATGTTCTTTGCAGTGGCCCATTTGCGCCAACACACAAACACGTCGTCCTTCAGCGAAGTGGCCTCTAGGTCGTAGTCCAGTGCGTCTGTTACGAATGACCCGATAGGATTGCCTAGCTCCTCCATCAACTCCAGTAGCTCGCGCCCTGTTGTTGGTTGTTGGAACCGCTGACCCTCGCGCGCCATGCGTCGTTGCTGTCCTGCAATGGCCCAGTTGAAAATGGCAGGCAACTCTTTGGCCAACTTGTCGGCCAAAAACGTGTCCTCTTTGCCATAAAAACTATTGCTCATCTTCAGCACAATCATGCGCCCTGTTAACGCGTTGGAGTTTTCCGTCAACTGCAAGGCCTCGTTAGAATAGATCACAATGCGCGTTGGCAAATAACCACTCCAAGCTTCCTTGTTTTTTCTGTTCACAGTCACAGTATCCCCGCCAACAATCCGGAGCAACTGGCTCACTACAGCACCCCTGTTGCGCTCCGGTGCGCGTGCGTCCGTGAAACTCGCTAGCAGTTTTCCTAGCCATGGTTGAAGTCCAAAAGTATCGCATAGTTCGTCCAGTTGTGGCGCCACTGTGTTGTGTTGCCCCAAGAGGCTAACGAGCACCTTGTTGATCGTTCCCTTGCCAGAGCGGCGCGGTCCAATGATGTTAAAGAATTTCTGCTGTGATGAATCACCACTCAGAATGTAGCCGAACATCTCCTGCAAGCACGTAATGCTCTCAGGGTCGTCGTTCCAAATGTCCTGCAAGAAACGCTCCCATGTTGGGCACGTCGCGTCAGGGTCATAAGCAAACGGCAAACTGTTCTGCGTGAAGAACCCCAAGCTGTGGGGTATCAACATGTTTTGCTCGGTGTGAAAAATGCCGTTCTCAAGCGACACCAGTTTGCTTGGGTCTGGCCTGTCTTTGCCATACCCTTCAAGCCACACCGGTGGTTTGGTGTTGGCCGTGTTGGGCAGGTGCGTTACCGCGTGCACCGCGTCTAGGATTGCAGACACGTGCGCAGGCGTTGGGTTGAACGGCATCAGGTTCTGCTTCTTGTCGTACTTCTTGCACCGGTCCAAAAACGTGTACAGCATGGAGCGCACTGTGGCCTCTTCAATGTCTTGGTAGTGTGTGCCCCTGTACTGGAACATGTCGTTCGCGTACGTGGTCAACGACGTGCCTTCCTCGCACGTAAACTGACTGGCTAAGAACTCTTTGGCGTGGTTGAGTGGTCCGCCTGTGAGCACCTTGTCCCCGTTGGCCACCACCTCGGCCTCCTTGGCCTTGTTGACCTTGAACACCAGTGACCGCAGGGTCGTGCCGCCAGTGCCACCGAAGCTGTCCCACTTGGCCGCACACTGCCCTGCCGCGTAGGCACCGCAGGCCCCGTCGTTATCAGACCACCGGTCCCACAACTCCAGTGCCTCGTAGTCGCCACCAAACTGGTGGTGCAGGGCCATGCCCACCGCCAACCACTCTGTGTACCCACAGTCAGGGTCCAACTGCGTCAACAGGTCGGTCTCTACGCGGGCCAAGTCCCACCCGTCCAGTGGTGGGCTGTAGTCTGCAAACGAATCACCTGATCGGTAACTGCGACGTGCGGGCACGATGTGTTGCAGGTCTTGTTCCTGATCGGGGATGGTGCCACCAAGTGTGTGGCCTGTCACTGTGAAGTAACGGCCCTTGGGGTAGATCTCCAAACCCTTCTCATGGTCTACGTGCGCGGCGTGTAGCTGTGCACGCGTGAAGATTTTGATGCCGGTGCCTGAGGGGCTGACCTCTGCGTAGCCTAAAACAGCGTCTTTAATGGCTTGCGCTTCAGGCGTAAGAGACGTTGGACCCTGAACGGCATCCACGCAGTCGTCCAGATCGATGCCCATGATGCCGTCGCTACCATCAAAGACAAAACCAACGCCGTCGAAACGACCAGTTTGATAAGCTTCTTGCGCATGGAGAAAATCACACCATGTTGTTGGGTTTGTTGAACTTGCTGACGACCCATTTGATTGCAGTGGTAACTTTGACCACCGCTTGTTCGACTCTTCTCCAACCTCGACTAACCTCCACAAAACCCAACGGGAGATTTTCTTGAGGCTGATCGGGATGTTCTCGAATTGAACCCCCAGTGCTGTTGGTTTGTTCATGTGTTTGCGCCTTTGTGTTTGGTGAATAGTTTATCATTTTTTGACACCCCTGAGTGTGTCGTACGCTGTTTCTCGCGCTTGCTTCATTTCCATGAGCCCCATCTCGGTCTCTTTGATCTGCTCGTCCATCTCGTTGATAATTGCCTGCCCGTACTTCTCCGCGGCCTCCTCGGCCGTCAGGTCCAGTCGTGAGGCTTTGTTAAGCACACTGTTGTCATCTTCTGGCCCGTGGTACCCAAATTGTACAAGCCCCTGCATTTCCATTATGGTGATCACCACCATAGGCATGATTAGAACGATGGCCGTTGCCGTGATTGGGTCTAAAAAATACCCGACCACCGACGCCAGTATGGCACCAAATAAATAGATTGCGTAAATTATTTTTTTCATGGGTGTTCCTGACACATTTTTAAAGCGTCGATAACCAACTCGTTAATGTTGGCCAAGATTTCTTTGCCGTCTGCTTCGTACTTGTAGTGTAGTCGCAGTTGTTCTGATATGTCCAACAACGCAAAAATCGCGTCTTGGCCGTGCAGGGCATACCGCAGTTTGTCTTCGTCATCGGGGTACTCGAACTCAAGTGTTGCTTTCATTAGTTTTCCTTAAACTCATTGATACGTAACCATTTTGTGGCCACCCACTTAACACCTGATTCTACTGGCGCACCACCATGTAGTGTTTTGGTGTCTTCTGTTGGTGTGTTATACCTGAACAATAGCGCGTTGCCTTCTCGCGCATTAACTTCTATCCCCGCGTCGGGAAAAATAGTTGCCCCTCCACTTTCAGGCGTGTTTAAGTACATTAAAAATGTTGCTATGCGTTGGCCTCCATTTTTAAGGTGGACCGCAGACCCTTCTAGGTTCTCTGGAAAATAATCAAAATGCGGCCGGTACTCCTGTCCTTTTTCATAACGAAGAATTTGTATTCCCTCTCCGTTTTCTACAGGTATGCCGGTTAGGTCTGCAATTCTTTGCTCAATTTTTTGGAGTATTGGTGTTTCTCCGCGCATAAAATACATGCCCCAACTTGTGCGGCCTTCATGTGAAACCCACGCGCCATTTTGGTCGTCTACTACTTGCGAGGCAACCAGTTTAGCCTTTGCTTGTGCAATAATTTCTTGGCATTCACTTTGGTCTAAAAATTTATTGTACACAGTTGCGTCGGGTCGGCGAGATTTTACCAACACCTCTGACTTGTCTTTTGCTTTGGCCTCTAGGGTCCAGTGGTAGAACACATACACCGCCCTCTGTGCCTCACCGCACAATAGCTCTTCGCGCCAGTGTGGGTGTTTGCGCCCTTCCATAACAGCCCCGTGTCCCAAAGGGAGTACTAAACCCACTGGGTTTTCTTTGTATTTGGCTGTGTCGTCCGCGCCATTCCATTCTTCTTTGTCATAAATTTTTGTGCTGATAAAAAGCGGCCACTGCAGGTTGTTTTTATCTTCAAGGCAAACACTCATTGTGACGTCTAAATCTTTTCGGTCTGTGTGTATGCCAAGAAAACTGCCGCGTCTGTACACACGTGTGTATGTGTTGGCCAGTGTTGCTTTGGGGTAGTATTTTTGAATTTGTTTGGTCAACCGGTCTGCGTAGGCCAATGTGGCCGGCAGGTTGTACACCCCTTCACTGCCTTTGTAAAAATTCTGTGTGTCCTCGTTGACTTTATTTTCGACGTTATCAAACGCAGAAACAATCGACGCGCATTCTTCAGGGTTAAAAATGCAAATCATGCCTTGCTCCAATCGTAGTCGTCGTCATCTTCGCCCGCACGCGCGCGCTCTTCAAACATGTATTTGGGTTGGTAGTTTTGTGTGTAGTCTGCCCACGCTTCCTCGTAGCGCACGTACTCTGTGTTTGGAATGAAGAGGGGCGTCAGGCGCCCGTCCTCTTTGACTGACCCTAGACAACGTGTGGCGGGTGTGCGCGTTGCGCGCCACACCTTTCTCGCCCGTCGCATGCGTAACCACGCCTCCCTGACCTCCTCGGTCCACTGTGCCGCCTTTTCGGGCGGTAGCTTTTTTAGGTTGGCCTCGTATACTGCGCGCTCGTTGTCTGTCATGTCTTATTCCTTTGGTGTCAACATTTTGCCTTCGGCAATGGCGGTTTTGAGCACGCCAATGAACGCAAAATTTAGCAGGTACCTTGTTGCCAGTGGGCCCATGTTAATGGTGCACTCACAGGACCCGTCGTCGTTCTCTTTGACTGTCTCCACGTTGATGTAGTCAAAATCTTTAAGGTCAACTTCTGAGATCATAATTAACTCGCTAGTTTGTACAGGCCGACGTTTGCAAACGCGTAGCCTAAATACGTTAGACACATAGGCATGTTGCCCTTGAGCCCCTGCTCAACTGCCACGCCCGCATAGATCAGCCCCGTCAGGGCTATTAGCCACCCGCTCATACTCTTCCTCCACCAGTTTAGTGAACTTCTTCAACTCTTTGTCGTAGTCGCAGGACCAGTCTATCGTGGCGCCCTTAGGCTTCCAGTCACAGTCCGACCACATGACAAACCCCGCCTGTTCTGCTAATTGTAGCATTCTAGCACGTTTCATGCCAACCCCCTATATGTTAATTCAGATCCATTGTATGTTGTTGCGCGCCAGTCTGCGTGGTACGCGCTCTTGACCTTGTTGGCCTCGAACTCGGCCGCCTTCCTAGCCTTTGTGGCACGCTTGTACGCGTTTATCCTGTCCCTGTTGGCCCTTGCGTACTCGCGCTCTGTTTCGCGCTTACGCTCTAGGCGCTTTCGGTTTGTTTCCCACACGTCTCTAATATCACCTTTAGCCATGGTTTTTATCCCTCAGTTTGGTTTCGATTAACCTAGCAAATCGGATTGCTTGGCTGTCCTCTTCAATGATAAATTCAAAACACGCACCGATCTCCTCGTCTGTCAGCCCCCGCCATGGGCGCACGTAGTCCTGAATGTCGTCGTCTATCTGCCGCTTGCGCCACCCTGTTGTCATGTCATCCCCCTCTTCGCGCATGGCGCGCGTTCTGCGAACACTGCCGCCAGTAGGTGGTCGGCCCCCCTGTTGGGCCCGTGGTACCGCCCCAGTCCCTCGCGCGTCCACTTGAGCAGTGTGTCCCTCGTTGGTGGCATGCCGCTTGGGCAGTGCACGACCCCCGTCATGGCGTCGTAGGCGCCTAGCACGTAGCCCGTTGCCTGCACCGCCTCCGGTGTGTACGGGTCCTTGAGTGCCGCCTGAAGTTGCATGATCGACAACTGTTGAGAGTGAGCACTCACTTCAAATAGGGCGCACGCTGTGATGATGAGGGTTTTAAATACGGGGTTCATGTCTTTGCTCCATCTCAGCCGCTAGGCTGTTTAGTTGATCGTGTGCATCGGGGTTCCATATTGCGTCGTCTATCGTGGCGCCCTGTATGGTCGTGTGTATGGTCCACCTGTCTGCCTCTCTGGTAAACAAGGGCCGCAGGTACCGGCCCAACATGGCGTCGTCCACTAACCGGTCGGCCCTTGCCCGTTCCAACTCGTACGACCTCTTGTAGGCCCCCACCAAGTTAATCATTCTGTCAATCATAGTCTTCTTCCGTTATTTGGTCTTTCTTGTACGCGTCCAGTGACACCGGTTGTCTCTGACTCACCACCAGTCTATCACGTACCCTGCTCTCTGTCAGGCCCGTTAACTTGGCCACCTCTTTGGGTGTGGCGTCCCTGTTCAGCACTTGGGCCAACTCGGTCTCTACCCGCTTGATCTTGCGCAGGTCCTCCTGCACCGACACCGGCACGTGAATGAGTAGGGCCTTGTTCTCCACCGCACGTAGCACTTGGCTCTTGATCAGTGTGCGCGCGTAGCTTGCAAACCTTCCCTGCGGTTTCCACCTGTGCGCGGCCTTCATCAGGGCAATGTAGCCCTCTTGCAGTAGGTCGTCGCGTGTCATACTGCTGTTCAGGTCCCACTGCGGCAACTTCTGCACGATGTACACCACCAGTCCCATGTTGGCCTCCACCAACTGGTCGTGGGCCTCCTCGTCACCCTGCACAATCCGGTGGTGTAGCTCGATCTCTTGTTCTGCTGTCAGTAGTTGTCGTCGCATTATCTCTCCAGTGTCAGTCGCTCAATGTGGCGCGCAAACTTAATGTCGTTCTCGCTCACGTCGTTGGGGTCGCACTGGTACACCACCTTGGCACAGTCCACGATCTCCGCGGCTGTCAGTTGGACGTAGGGGGCAGGGTTGTTGTAGTCCAACATGGCCTGCACCCCGTCCTCTCTGCCGGCATCGTACGCGTCCCATGACTCACACTCGCACACGTAACGGGCCGCTTGGTGGCTTGCCTCTCTCGCAAACCCGTGTGGTGCCTTTGAGTGTGGGTTGCACTTAGGCTGTTGGGGGTCGGGGTGCTTGACCCCTTGGTGGTACGCAAACTCGACCAACTCCACTGTGCGTGGGTCCACGTTGACTATTTGCAACATCTGTTTAATGTCATCTAAATTCATGTTAATCCCATAAATGTTGGTAGTACTTGCCGAATAACTCGAACGCTTTTTGTTTGCGGTCCTCGTGGGCTTCTAACCCCACCTTGTCAAACTTGATCGCGTGCACCTGCTCCATCAACTCGGTGCTGTGGTCTACCCCCGAGTGGTCAAAGAACTGTGACGTGTCGTTGTCCATTGTCTTCTGAGTGAATGCCCATATCATCTCGTCTAACACCCAGTCCCACCTCTTGAAGTGGTGCTCGTCTGTGTCGTACTCTTCCTCTTTGGGCGCGGCCGCTGTGCTCCTCAGGTGCTCGGGCACGTGCTCGTCGTCCACGTTTGGGGCGCCATGCTTGGTGGCTTTTAACTGCTTGAGCATGGGCAGTATGATCAGCGCCAGTGTGTAGTCCATCGACCACGTGTCGTGGTTGTCGATTGACACCCACACCCTGCGCTTGGGTTGCATCCACTCCAGTACCTTCTCCACCCACGTGCCCTGTAGTTTGCCGCCTAGGTTGAATGCCGTGTCCTCCGGCACTCCCACGTACTTTAACAGGCCCGCAAACTGGTACGGGCCAAAGTATGGTGGGTGGTCTCCTATATAAGCTTTCATTCTTGTGTCTCCTTGACTGTTACCTCGGACCACGCGGGCAGGTGCACCACGTCGCCCTCTTTGTTTTTGCAGTATGAATACGCTCCATCGACGCGGTAGAAGTAAATCTCCTCGCCTGTGTCCAAAATGACTGTGCTGTGTCTTGGCACTTCGTACAGTTTCATGTGTTCTTGTCCTTTAACTTGGCCTCGATGAAATCAATGCACTCACGCCATAAATCTATTTTGAAATAAGCCTCTTGCTTTTCTTCATCCGTCAGGCCGACCCATTCACGCTTGGGTTTTTTAGACCCCTCGTAGATCACCTGCATGCGCAGTTTGGACTCGCGCTCTGCGTCGTTGAATTCTTGGTTCATAGGTCTTGCTCCTCGTCGGTTATTGGCCACACTAGCAGTGGGGTGTCTTTGCCAATATACGCCCCTTCGATGTTGAAGTCAATGAAATCCATGGCGTCGTCCCGCCCCATGCCGTCTCGAATCATAAGTACACTTACGATTTCCTCGCCACTGTACACTAACACAGGCACACGTTCACCCTCTTGGTACGTTAGGGTTGTCCCTATGATTGCCTTGTCTAAGTCGGTCCATCTTTTCATTGCGTTCTTTCTCCAGTTGTTGTCTAAGAACATACCTTGCGTCGGGTCTGCTTGCAAACCACCTGCTTAGTCTACCATCATCATCCTGCAGTAACCCTGCCGGCCATCCAGTCTTTTTAGTCATAAAGTTATCCACAGTAGTAAAAAAGCAACACTTTTAAAAATGAGTACTTTAGTTTAGTTTTGTTCAGGGTGTTCAGGTTGTCGGGGTTATTTATTTATTTTATTAAAAAAAAAAAAAAAAAAAAAAAAATCAAAAATAGAGATATGACCCTGACACCCTGAACACCCTGAACAAGATTAGTACCTAAGTACTCAATTTTGTTTGACGCGCATGAAACTTACATGAAACTTACGCGTTGCTTAAAATTTAATCAAAGTAGCAGATCACGGCCAGTAAAACGACGGCCCACCGGCCCTGTTTGGCCGCCCACAGGGCCAAAACACCAATTAAGCCCGCGTACACCATCAGAACACCACCCTGACCGGTGTGTCCGGTGGTAGGTGTGCCTTAAAGGCCTCTATGGCCTCTAGGCGCGACCTGCCGGTGTAGGTGCGGCCTGACCCTGCCCAAACCTCCCAACGCTCGTTGGTGGCGTTGTACGCGACGTGTATGTTGATCATGTGATCTTCCCCTCATGGACCATTTTCTCAAACGTGTCGAACATGCGCTGAAAACGTATGTTGTACAACTCTTGCAAGCCCAACAGCACGTTCATCATGCGGTCTTGGTCCTCGTACAGGGCCTCGGTACTGTAGACCATGTCAATGTCGTCGGTAACACCCCAACACTGCATAATTTGGTCTTCCAGTGTGAACCGGTCTAATTGTTTCATGCGATGCTCCTTCCTAGGGTTTCCCCTAATATGTCAAACAGGTCGTTTTGTGCGGCCTCTTTTTGGCCACACACCAGTAGGTGCTCAATGTTTGCCAACTGGGCCGGTGTGACCCACAGGCCCTCGCCATCCTCGTCCGGCTTGATCACCACGAAGCCCCAGTCCCGCAGGTAATCGGCCACGTCTTGGATATTGTAGTCTTCTAACGCTTTCATGCTTTCTCCTTCTTTGGCACCTTGATGGCCAGTAAATGCTTGTCACCCAACATGCGCACAGATTTTACCCACTGGCGCATGTTGTGCCTTGCTGTGCTCGTTGGCACCATGTCGTGCACAAACAGTGTGCGCACGTGTTTTAAAAGTGATGTGTTCATTTTGTTACCTCTGTTACGTCTTCAATGTGCCAGTCGTCGGGGTCGCATTCTGTGTCGAACATGCCCCCGTCTAATTCTTTGGCCAAATCGTATGCCTCGTCTAGGCTGTGGGCCTCGATTACGGCCTCGCACATGGCTTGGTACGACGCGCGCACCTTGTACTTTTTCTTCTCGTCGGGCCAGTCCATTTTGAATGAATTTAGTGGGGTGCCGTTGGCCCCATACACCTCCACCCACAGCGTGCCCATGCTCATGGTGGCGGACACCCACCCGTTGTCTCTGCCGATCAATACTTCCACCCTGTTAGGGCGTTTTTGGTCTACTCTTAATTCGTTCATGGTTGTTGCTCCTCTTTTTTAATTTGTTCACGTGTGTCGTCGATTGCTAATCGTATTCTGTCCAGTCGGTCCCAGTCGCCCTCCTCAAAACAGACCTTGTCTTCGGCCAGTAAAAACGCTAGGTGTTCTTCCAGTGTGGCTAGGGTGATCATACCGCCTCCTGTACGTATGTGGTGCCGGCCAACTTGACCGATAGGATTGTCTCTTTGTTGATGGCCCTGTAGGCCTCCTTCTGCACGTCGAACACAGTTAAGTACTGGTCCGCGTTCAGCTTTGACTCGCCACCTTTCAGGTGCTTGGTCACACCTAGGCGGCAGAGCATAGAGCGCTCGGTGCCGTCTTTCTTGACGAACACGACGCTGACAAAACGGCCGTTTGATGCGGCCACGATAGATGCTAGTTCTTTGCTGTCCATGGTTTTCTCCTTAAATTTCATAAATGACCACGTTGGGGTCGATCTTCATCAGGTCTTTGGCCGCGCCTGATAACATGCGGTACTTCATCTGCGCCTCTGTGTGGCTGATCTCGCCGTCACAGTACAGGTTCTCGGGGCTTAGTTGAATGTCGATCAAGTCTGCCACCTGTTGCCTGCCCTCCGGTGTTTCGATTGTCAGGGCAGGGTTGCCGAAAATCTTACGCCAGTCGTTTTCTGCTTTGATAAATTTCTGTAACTTTTTCATGGTTTGCTCCTTTGTACTACTATGGTCAACTCGGGGTGAATTAGGGCAGGTTCCTAATGTAGTCTAATGAATACGTAACGTATCCCACAAACTCAGAGGGCACGATGTAACTGTCGTAATGGTGCAGGGCCAAGTGATTCTCGATCTCGTTGGGGTCCATTAGGACCTTCTCGTCGATCGAGTGAATGATCACCATGCGTTCAATGTCGTGCTTTGTCACACCAAACTGGCCGTGTTCCATCATGCCAAACCAAACCATGACCTTGGGGGCTTGGTCGGTCTCGGCCCGCAGGTACTCGCGCACTGTGTCCATGTCCTCTGCGCTCACTGTCCACGCAGGGATGCCACCGTCCAAGATCAGGCCGCCTGCACCACGGCCCCACTTGTCGGTGCCTAGGATGGTGGACACATAGTAGCGTGTCACAAACTGGCCAAACTCGCAGTGTGGGTACCGGCTGTCGTAGAACTCGACCACTGGTTTGTCCTCGTCGTGTGTCAGGCAGAACTCGCGGCCGTACTTGTCACCCTTGCGCAAAATGCGCACGTTGAATTTGTCTACTGTAATCATTCTGTTGTCTCCTCTGCAAATTGTTCTTGAAACGCGGCCAGTATGAACAGGCCCATTTTGTCCTCGATGCGCTCCTGCGTGTCGCCACTGAGCATGCTGTCCATCCACCGACGCGCTTTAATCTCTTTGGGCACGCCTGCAATTTTAAACAGCGTGCTGAACTCACGGGCCCTGTTGCACAGGCCGTTGTTGTACAGGTCGTAGTAGCAGTTAACTGCGCGCCTGAATGCCTCTAGGTGCTTGTTGGCACCTTGGCCGCCTTCCACCTCGCCAATGACCGGCAGAAGCTTCTCTAACGCGTCGGCCTTCAGTTGGTAGCGGCCTTGGCCGGTCCAGTATGTCCTGTTCATGGTTTTCTCCTCTGTTGGGTTGCGGAAGTCTTGGGGTTTCTCGGCCTCGAATTCGGCCATCGTTTTAATTTGTGTGCTCATGGTGTGCTCCTGTGTTGTTGATACTACTATGGTCAACTGGGGGTGAATTAAAAGGGAATGTCGTCAAAGTCTTCGGGAATGTAGCGCGCCTTGCGCTCGATCACCGGCCTTGGGTATATGAACATGTCGACGGCCTCACAGGCCCCGAACTCTTCAAAATTCTTATTGATGTATGCCTGCGCCTCTTCCTGTGTGTCGAATGCCTCCATGATGTGTGGCATGGTGCCCATGGCCGCGTCGGTGTAGGGGCAGTATGCTAGGGCCTCCACCATGACCACGTGTTTGCCGGCCTCGTGTTGTGCCTGCGCCTCTTCCATGGTCTTTGTGACCCTGTGCCACTTTTGCATTTTGGCCGTCTCGTATGCGTTTTGGAAATCGTTCATTATTTGATCCTTTTTAAAAGTTCAACTGGCATAATTTCACGCGAAAATACATTGCCCTTGCTGTCGTATATGTAGATGCACAACTGTGGGCTTTCCATTGCGTTGTCAATGTAGGCCTCGATGTACCCGTTGTTTTTGCCAATGTTGATCACTGCCGAATTTGTGAAATTGTCCAGTGTGTCTGCTGTTAACTTGATCATTATTTTGCCCCTTGTGATTGGTTGAATCGTTTGAATGCGTCGTAACGCAGGACCGCGTTAAGGTAATTGAAGTAGGTCTCATGGCCACCGGCCTCCCACTTGTCCGCGGCCGCGCACTGCTCCTCGTACGACGGGAATTCCTGCGTGGTGAACTGGCCGGCCCTGTCAATGATGTACAGTGGAAATTTTCTCATTTTGTCAACTCCTCAATGTTTTGTGTGAAACCGATAACGTGTGCGTTTAAGCGATCTTGGTCTGTAACCTCTGCGAATAATTCATGCTTGGTAATGCCGTTGGTGGCCTTGGGGGCCAGTGTCCAAATGATGAACTTGTAGTCACCATTGAAGTAGTCCACAGTGACACAGACGCCATGCGCGGCACTGTGTGCGGCCTTCGCGGCCTGCTCGGCCATCTTTTTGTAGTAGATAAAACCTCCGACGTCGTCGGTGTATGGTCGTGCTGTTTTCATCTTGGTGCGTCCTCGTAATTGTCAGGGTTGAACTTGGGCACGTTGGTGCCCTTGTCTTTGGGGTTTGGGAATGGGGGGAATGGCCAGTTTGTCATGGTTTCATTACATAAAGAAAATAATAAAACAACGGGCCGCCTATGAGCGCGGCCAGTATCAGGGCCTCGATAAACTCTCTAAGGTATTTCATGCTTTGAATGCCTCTTTGATCTTGTTGTACTGGTACAGCGCGTCGTTCAGCATGTTGATGGTGTCTGTGCGCTCTTCGCGTGTCAGGCCCTCGCTGTGCTCTTCTGCCAAGAACTTGGCCATTTCATACAGTAGGCCGACGTTTAATTCTGACCACTGCTTTTGTGTGATTGTGATTGTCTTCATGTTGTGCTCCTTAATTGTTTGATGAATTTGATCAGGCCGGCCTTGTTGGGCTCGACGCATGCGGCCTGTATGTACTTGCCTGCGTAATTACTGCCACTCCATTTGTCGTCGTGCTCGAAGACAAAATCGTCGTATCCCAACGCATTGCGAATGCCCACTGCGTTGGTGTTGAATTGCTCCATCAGGTCGGACACAAAAATGCGTCGGCCTGTTTCGATGTACTGATCGAGCACGTATGCCCTGATCGCGTCTGCGTTTTTCATGGTTTGCTCCTGTTGTACTACTATGGTCAACTCGGGGTGAATTGATCTGCAATGGCCTGATCCACAGGCCATCACGCATCATTTTGCCGGCACGTAATACCCTTGCACTCGTGTGCGTGGTCCGCACTTGGCCATGTCCAACTGTGTGCCGTTGATCAGGGCAAACACGTGGCCGGTTTTGTTGATCACTAGGCGCTCGTGCTTGGCGCCATCCTCGCGCATAAACTGCGCCAGTGTGGGCCTGTCGTTGCGCTTGATGTATGTCAGGCCCTTGCTTGCATAGGCCCTGACCACGTCACCACGTGGCACGCCACGTCTGTTCTTGCGGCCGAATGAGGCCATGAGCGCGTGGGCCTCGCTGTATGGCATGTCGGCCACGTGGGCCAACGCGCGCACTGTGCAATCACGCGCCTCTGTCACGTGCCGGCCGTCCGGCACTGTCTTTTTGAATTTAACCATGGTCTGCTCCTTATTGAAATTCAACGTGAATGAAACCGGCCTGCTCCATCAACTTGCGCAGTTCTCGTTTGTGTGAGTCTTCCACACTATAGGACTGCCATGTCTTTGTCTCTCGGTTAAAACCAATGACCTTGGCAGGGTAATAAATGTTTTGGCCTTTTACTTTGGCGTCTAAGAATGCTTGGATCTTGTCCATGGTTTGCTCCTTTTGGTTACTGATACTACTATGGTCAACTCGGGGTGAATTGATCTGCGATGGCCTGATCCACAGGCCATCACGCATCAATTATGCTGTCGCGCGCTGTTCTGTGAAACGTCGTGCCTTGTTGCCATGGACAATGATCACAGGGCTTGCGCCGGTGGATTTGGTCGTGCCGTTGCACGCGCCACACGTGTCACACAGTTTGCGCTTACCGGCCTCTTCACTGGCAGGGCAGACAAACTCACGCTCTTGCAGGGCCTCGGTGGCCAAACGAATGCGGAAATAACGCAGGCCGCTTGCGCGTGCCTGTTGTGCCTCTTCCACTGTGTCTACACTGGCCATTGTCAACTGGGCAATGTCTGCCCTGTGGTCCATTGGCAGGGCCTCGTTGGCCCACTGGTGCGTATAACCTGTGCGGCCCGCGGCCTGCGCTGTCAGGGCCTGCCACACGTTGGCAGGAACCGCGGCAGGGTCCCCATACGTGCCGAGACGCACCATGCGACCGGCCACCATGGTGCCCACATCGGCCGGTGTTGCTGTCGGGTATTTGCCGGCCTGCATGGTTTTGAAAACCACTGTAGGACCTTGGGCCACGACCACATAGCACGCGCCACCTAAAAATGGCCGGTGTTTGCAATTGCCACAGATCGCGCTGTCGGCACCAGTTTGGACGGCCAGTGTCGGCCGCATGTCGTCGCGCAGGATATAGGTCTGCACCATATTGCCTGTCTTGCGGTTACTGGAACCGAGCAGGGCCACGGCCACAATGGGTGTGCCGTCTAGCAACGATGGGCCGCGATAAATAACGTATCCGGTGGGTTTTTTCATGGTGGTTTCTCCTTGGTTGAAAATAATCTGCAATGGCCTGCATGCAGGCCATCACGCATTATTTGCTTGTGATGTAGTACTGGACGTTGCTGTTTTTCTCGTCCCCTACAAACTGTAGGTCGTCCTCGTCGGTGGGCAACCACCATTGTGGGCCGCGTTTTTTAGCGTATGCCACGATGGCCGCGCGGGCCATGCTTTTTGCGCTGTAGTCCAGCGGCATGGCCTCGGCCTTGTCGTTAAGGTCCATACGTTGGACCAACATTTTGGCCGCGCGTGTGTTTGTTGCGGGTTTGTAAGTTACTTTGAAAAGTGTAGTGAGTGTCATGATGGGCTCCTTGGTTTGGTTACTGATACTACTATGGTCAACTCGGGGTGAATTGATCTGCAATGGCCTGATCCACAGGCCATCACGCATCGATTAAACCTTGTCGAAAATGGCGCAGTCGCTGAAATTGCCAAGAATGCGCGTCTTGTACTGCTCGCCATTGATCAGCACAATGTCGCCGTTTTCCAATGGTTTCATGTTGTGCAGGCGGTCGCGATGGGCAATGTCTGCCTCGCTGTAATGGCCCTGTAAACAGGACGAATGTTGCAGGGCCCAGTAAATGCCGTCGTCGTTTTTCTTATAGCCTTGGTACAAGCTTGCGTCGCTGTATATGCCGCGCATGCGCGGCAGGTTGATTGTGAACATGTTGTCGCGGTCGCCTGTGTGGCGTGATGGTGTGAGGGTTTGCATGGTGTGCTCCTGTTTGGTTGGGTTGGTCAACAAGCATTTGCCTGCTGATACTACTATGGTCAACTCGGGGTGAATTAGGATCAGCACTAGACGACCAACTAGGGCAATTGTGTGGTGTTCTATATTAGTGCAATGACGCTACACAGGCACGTCGGCCTCGCGTGCGCATTGGTGCTATGGTATGATGAATGACTGCGCAGTCTAAATAGTGACTGACCAGTATGCCTGCGTGCCACACTAGCAAGATACGTGCCGCGGCCACGTTGGCATGCTTCTTGCTAATAGCAACATACGTGCCAGTGTGCCTTGGCATGCTTCTTGCTAGTAGCAACATGCGTGCCATGTCCACGTTGGCATGATACTTGCTAGGCTAGCAAGGTCCGTGCCATGTTGGCCGCGGGCATACTGTACCCAGTAGGGTATGCGCCTCGGTGCATACTATACCCAGTAGGGTATGCGCCTCGGTGCCTACTATACCCAGTAGGGTATGCGGCCGAGCGGGTACTATACCCAGTAGGGTATGATGCTATACCCCGTAGGGTATGCTACTATACCCCGTAGGGTATGAGGGGGCGTTGTTTTTTAGCGACACCCCATTTAGGGTCCCATCGGACAACCCGGGCGGGGGGCCCCCACAGCCAGCAAGTTTTTGCAATTCCTGTATATTTTTACAAAAACCCTGATTTGTTAACATTTATGTGTACATATACCCCCGGGGGTATATAGACCCTGCTGTCAGTGTGGGTATTTGTAACACCCTCAACCGCATAATTTTAAAACTGTATACCTTAGTACTCATCTTGTTCAGGGTGTTCAGGGTGTCGGGGTCATATCTCTATATTTTATTTTTTTTTTTTTTTTTTTTTTTTTTAAAATAATAAATAAAGACTGAACAGCCCGACACCCTGAACAAAACACCGATTTCTGGGTCATATACCCCCCACCCTAAACTGGGGCGTAAACAACCGCATCCATGGGTAATTAGGGTTAGACATGGGAATCGACGCACGTACCCCCATTCCCACCACTGCCGGATGGCAGTTAGCAAGGTTTATCAAACCGGGGGATGAGGTTTTTGATTACACGGGCCTGCCCGTCATGGTTGTTTCTGTTCAGGAGTACACGCCGGTGGTGTGTCATAAGATCTGGACCAAGGACGGCCTGACGTTGGTGGTGGATAGCCGCACCGGCATTCCGGTGTACGACAGCAAGACGTTCCTTACACTGTCCAAGTGGGGACGCAAACAATTCCCCAAAGAAGAGTACAGCCTTCCCATCTACGCGCCACAGAACCTAGCCACCATAGACACGGGCTGGTGCAGGATGCCAACGTGCTACCCGATTAAGCCAGAAGCCAAGCCGCTACCCCTCCACCCCTACGACCTAGGCGTGTGGATCGGGGACCCACACAGGGACAAGCGCACGCTCATCACGTCCAAGCTGATTGAGAGTTACGGCAAGATACCAGACCACATTCCAGAAGAGTACCTGTTCTCATCCTTTGAGCAACGACTGGCTATACTCCGGGGGGTATGCGCCTCACGGCCAAAGTGCCACAGCAAGGTTTCGGCAAAGTTCAGGTTCAACATTAAGGACCTGCGGCTGTTCAGGTCAATCCACAACCTAACAGAATCCTTAGGCATACGTACAGAAATCGCAGAACTCAAAAAAAATTACCACATGGTGTTCAGGACCAACCTAAAACTGGTCGAGGACCAGATCCCTGTGCGCCGGCCGCATTACGAGGAGATGCGCAGGATTACCCACGTTACCAAAGTGGACATTAGGCCCTGCATGCACATCAAGACCGCAGACCCGAACAACACGTTCCTAATCAGCGAGGGGTACCTGACAGTATGCCTATGAACGACACACAGCAAAAGCTACTCAAGGCGTTTGCAGACCAGAACAAGGGATGGCCCAAGGAGCAACTGGACCTAGCGTTGTGGCGTGTGAGGTGGGAGCTTACCGCACTACCGCACCAACGAGAGCCTGACGACGGGGAGTACGATACCTTTTTACTTTTAGCCGGCCGGGGTTCCGGCAAGACCCACACCGCGTCCAACTGGCTTGGACTAAGGGCGGCGATCTACGACAAGACCCGCTGGTTGGTCACGGCGCCAACATCAAACGACATTCGCGCAACGTGCTTTGAGGGAGACTCAGGGCTTCTTAACATCATACCCTCGTCGCTGATCAAGGACTACAACAAGTCGCTGTTTGAGCTTACCTTAAAGAATGGAAGCATGATCCGCGGCATCCCGGCGTCTGAGCCAGAGCGCTTCCGGGGTACACAGTGGCACGGCATGTGGGCAGACGAGTTGTGTGCGTTCGAGTACATCGACGACGCGTACGACCAGATTCAGTTTACTTTGCGTCTGACTGACCCGCGCATCGAGCGTGTGCAGTCGATCATCACCACCACACCCAAACCGCTGGAACTAATCACGGACCTGAACGAGGGCAAGGTTGGCGGCGACGTGTACGTGTCCAAAGCATCCTCATACGACAACAGGGCCAACCTCTCCTCAACTTTTTTTAAACAACTAGAAGCGTACGAGGGCACGGACTTAGGTCGTCAGGAAATTTACGGCGAGATCTTGGACCCAGAGAACGCGGGTATTGTCAAGCGTAAATGGTTTAGAAACTGGCCCGCGCACAAACCAACACCCGTGCTGGAGTACGTGCTGGTGTCATACGACCCAGCGACCTCCGAGAAAACACACAACGACCCGACCGCGTGCATTGCGCTGGGTGTATTCGAGCAAGATGATTTTGCAACAAGTTGCATTTTACTTGACGCGTGGGACAACCACCTGTCGTACCCTGAGTTGCGCCGCAAAGTGATCGAGGACTACAAGGAGGTTGTGTACGGCGCGGACAACACGTTCGCCAAGGGCAAGAAAACGGACCTCATCCTCATGGAAGATAAGTCCGCGGGTATCTCATTGATTCAAGAACTGCAGGCCGCGCACCTACCGGTGAGGTCATACAACCCCGGAAGAGCCGACAAGGTGCAGAGGATGAACATTGTGGCGCCTCTAATCGCAAAAGGAAGGGTGTACGTGCCAGAAGACCCAGCAATTCCGGGCGAGGTAGCCCCGTGGGCCAAGCGTTTTATCCGCCAAGTGTGCTCTTTTCCGGAAGCAAAAGGCCACGACGACTATGTTGACGCACTTTCACAGGCACTCAGGGTCCTGCGCGACTCAGGTTGGCTCTTGTTGGACCCTCTGCCGTCAAGAGACTACGCACACGCAGACGACATAGCGCGAAACAGGGTCAATAACCCCTACGCCGCGTGATTTTCGGGCGTAATTGGGTGTATTTATGGGTGATTGGTTATAGAAGGTCTCCATAAAACCAAAAATCACAATGCTAAACCCAATTAAAACCCCCACACAGATGATGTACGAACAGGCCAACCTGCCACATTACGGTACGGGTGGGAAAACTGGCGTTATTGAGCAGTTTGCAAGCCGAATTCAAGACGCAATTCGCAAATACACAAAAGCTGTAGGCAAACCCCCGTCACCAGAAGAAGTAAAGCAGTTGGAAGACCACATCCGCTCGCTTTCTCAGCCAACAGGCAACGCGCCGCAGACAATGGCGCGCATGCAACAACAAACACCGTTTGCAAACCAGCTTGTTGACGCAACAGGCCGTCCTTATCCAACAGCAACAAGCCCCACAGGCCAAATTATTACGCCAGAGCGCGCAAAAGGCGTGGCAACACGCGAGTCAGTGGGTCCTTACCAAGATTTACCAAGCCAGTTTGGCATGGCGCCAGCAAACATCAAGGCGCGTGCGTACCCTAAGGGCCAGTTTCAGAACGCGTTCCCTGAAGACGAGTTCATGTCGATGGCCAACACGGGCCGCACAGGCAACCGCACATGGAACAAGTCATTCACGCCCTCAACAGAAGAGTTGGCAACGCGCCAGCAGTTGGGTGAAGAGGCACTGACAGGCGTTGGTGACGACGCAATGGGTGGACTTGATGCCCTGCGCGTGACTGAGGGTGACATCCCACAGATGACCAGCGCCAGCGCGCCGTTCGCCGAACGTGCCGCGCAACTAGAGGGTCCCGGCATTGACAAACTGACAGACGAGATGTTGTTGGGTAAGCACGGCGCGTTGGTGGATAAAGTGGTTGCTGACTTCAAGGCCCGCGGCATTGACCCGGACAAAGAAGACATTGTCAACGCGATTAACGCGATGATCAACCCCATGCGTCACAACTACACCGGCATGAACCCAATTGCTCAACGCCCTGTGCAGGGTCGTGGTCCAGCAACCGCAGAGATGAACGCGTGGCGCGACGAGGCCCGCATGTCGGGTCTGCCTGAGTCGGTGGTGACCAAGCACCCGTCTGACTGGTTCCCAAAGAACCAACGTGACTACTTGCTTGACACCGAGCCAGCACAGCGCCAGCCGTTTGCGCAAGACTGGCAGATGCAAGAGTTGGAAGACAAGCGTCGCCGTGCGGCGGCGGCTGTTCAGGGTAAAGCCGCAGGCGGCATGATGTACTCTCCCCGCGACATGCAGGCCGAGATGATGGTCCGCGGCTATGGTAATGGCGGACAAACACAACAACCCACAATGGAAGAGTTGACAAACTACATTCGTGGTGGCGGTTCAAGAATGGATAATTCTGCCGACGAGGCAATGATGCAAAACTACGAGCGCCGTCAACCGTCGGTCAGCGAGTACAAAGCTTCTCCTAAAGAGCGTATCTCTTCATTGGGTCAAGACTTTTTAGAGAAACATGGCATGAATCGCTATAAGGCACGCAAGATGGCCAACACAGTAGTTGGTGGACCCTCCAGTAATTTACCCGGCGGTTTTGGTTTGGCAGACATCGCCATGTTAAACCCCGCTGGCGCAATGGCCATGGCGCCTATGTACGCCGCAGAAACAGGACACTACATCGGAAAAGGCGAGCCAGTTAGCGCGGGCATGAGCTCGTTGGGCATGTTGCCCATGGCCGGACCAATCCGTAAAGCATACAGAGGCTTTAACCAATAATGCAACCAACTATTCCACTCCAAAAGGGCGGTAACCTGTCCGCGTTGTCGTTTGCTGAAGATGAGACGACAAAAGAAGTAGACACGGAAAAAGAAATCCAAGATCTGGCCAACGCGCTGGACTTGGACATTGACGACGTAGAGTCTGAGGTTATTGAGTTGGAGGACGGGTCCGTTGTGGTGAACATGATGGAGACAGAAAAGCCGTCACAGAACCCAGAGTTTTACGCCAACTTGGCCGAAGAGATGGAAGAGTCCATCCTTGACAGTTTAGCGTCCGAGTACCTTGACCTGATTGAGGTGGACCGCGAGTCCCGCAAGCAACGTGACAAGCAGTACGAAGAGGGCATTCGCCGCACAGGTATGGGCAACGACGCCCCCGGTGGCGCAACGTTTGACGGCGCGTCCAAGGTGGTTCACCCCATCATGGCAGAGGCCTGTGTGGACTTTGCGGCAAACGCGTGCAAAGAGTTATTGCCGGCAGACGGCTTGGTGCGCACGTTCATTAAGGGCAAGTCTGACCAACAGCGTTTGGAGACAGCACAGCGTAAGGCTAATTTCCTGAACTGGCAGTTGACCGAACAGGTTGAAGAGTACCGCGACGAGATGGAGCAGTTGTTCACACAGCTTCCTCTTGGTGGCTCCCAATATCTCAAATGGAGATGGGACAAGGACCTGAACAGGCCGGTGCCTGAGTGGGTTCCAATTGACAACGTGCTGTTGCCGTTTGCGTCTACCAATTTTTACTCAGCCGCGCGCGTAACAGAACAGCAAGACATTACCGAAGACATGTTCAAGCAACGTGTCGAGATAGGCGAATATCGCGATATTGAGATATACACCTCTGACCTGTTGCCTGAGAACCAGACACAGTCAAAAAAGGCCAACGACAAAATTGAAGGTCTAACAGAGCCAACGAAGAACGTAGACGGTTTGCGCCGTGTGTACGAGATCACGGTGTTCTTGCGTTTGGAAGACGACCCGTTAACAGACGGCAAGCGCGCACCCTACGTTATGACGGTGGACGAGATTACAAGCAAGGTGGTTGCACTGTACCGTAACTGGCAATCAGGCGACCAGCGCATGCGCAAGCTTGACTGGATGGTGGAGTACAAGTTTATTCCATGGCGCGGCGCTTATGCGATTGGCATGCCACACCTGATCGGTGGCCTCTCAGCGGCACTGACTGGGTCGCTCCGCGCGTTGATGGACTCTGCGCACGTAAACAACAGCCAGACCATGTTGAAGCTAAAAGGCGGACGCATTGGTGGACAGACAGACCGCATTGAACCAACTCAAATCGTAGAGATCGAGGGTTCACCCGGCGTGGACGACGTGCGCAAGTTGGCCATGCCACTGCCGTTCAACCCACCGTCCTCGGTGCTGTACAACCTATTAGGTTGGTTAACAGACGCCGCTAAAGGTGTTGTAAAGACCAGCGAAGGCCGTATTGCCGACGCGGGTAATAACACACCAGTTGGCACAACACAGGCGCTGATCGAGCAGGGCTCGAAGGTGTTCTCAAGCATTCACGCACGACTGCACCGCAGTCAGGCTAAGAGCTTGCAGGTCTTATCACGTATCAACCACTGGTACTTGGAAGACATGGACAACCAGTCCGGCGCCGAGATTGCGGTTGAGGACTTTGAAGACAACTCAGACGTCAGCCCGATCTCTGACCCCAACATCTTCAGCGAAACACAGCGCCTGACTCAGGCTCAACTGGTCATGCAGTTGGCAGACAAGGCCCCGCAGTTGTACAACGTGCGTGAGGCGCACATGCGCGTGATGAAGTTGATGAAGGTGCCTGACATTGAGAAGGTCATGCCTAACCCACAGGGCTCGGTTGAGAGCAACCCTGCACTGGAGAACGTGCAGATGACAATGGGCCACGCGGCCGCCGCGTTCCCAGACCAGAGCCACATCGACCACCTGAAGGTTCACTTGGCGTACATGATGGACCCCGCGTACGGCGGCAACCCACTTATTGGACCAAGTGTGACGCCTTTGATGTTGGAGCACATCAAGCAACACCTGACACTGCACTACCTGCAATCGATGCGCAACTACGTGTCGCACGCCGCTGGTGGAGAAGACGCGTTCAAGTTGAACGAAGAACGCAAGCTGGACCAAGCCGCCCAAGAGGCGTTGGCCATGGCCGCGCAGTTGGTCAACCAAGACGCGGAAAAGACGTTCAGCGGCATCAACCCAATTATTCAGCAGTTGGTGCAACAGATGCAACAGGCCAAACAGACTCAAATGCAACAAGTTGCCATGGCGGACCCAACGTCTCAGGCTCTTATCCAAACACAAATGGCGGAGACCAAACGCAAGACGGAAGAGGCGCAGGCCAGATTCCAGTTGGAGCGCGAGAAGATGCAGGCCGAGATGGCAGACAAGGTTCGCGACATGCAGGCCAAGGTTGCAGAGATTCAGGCAAAGCTTGGGTTGCAACAAGAGTTAGCAGACCAAGACAACGCGGCCAAAGTGGCGATTGCGGACATAAACAACGCCTCAAGAGAGCGTGTGGCAATGATCAACGCCGACCAAGAGTTGAGCGCACAACAGGTTCAACAACAGCACTCACAAGAGATGACTGCGTTGGAAGCAGAAAGCCAAGCGTACGCAGATATGCGTAAGCATGGGTTAGATCAAGCGCAAGCAGAACAGCAACGTGCACACGATGCGGCGATGCAAGCGCAACAACAGTTGGCCCAAGCGGCACAACAAGCACAACAACCAACAGGAGCACAGTAATGGCAACAGGCAATCAAGACATGGGTTTTCGCAAGAACTACAAGATCACGGGCAAGCCCGGTTATGCAGGCGGCCCCGGCTCGCCCGTAGAGACAGGACCCTCTGGTTCCAAGCAAGCCCCTAAGGCACCCTTGTACCAAGTACCGCCCGTAAATAGTCGCGGTCTTAAAAAATAAGTTAGGGCGTAAGTACACACTTTTGTGTGTACTTAGTTATAAGGAGGGTTTTTGATGAAAGACCCGGTATATGAATCGATCTTCAAGATCAAAGAAGCCGTTGAGTTTTTACAAAATGGCGTTTTGAACGGAGTCGATAGCTGGGACAAATACAACCAGCTAGTAGGAAGAGGCCAAGGTCTGCAAGAGGCTTTGGAAATTATCAACAGTGTCCTGCGAGAGGACGAGGAATCTGACAATGACAGAGAGTAAGTACCAAGTGGATGGTCGGAGTGAATCCGACTGTTTTCCGGCAGTTGATCCGGGAATTAAGCTTAAAGGCAACCGAATCGTGGTTCAACTGCGAAAAGCCAAAGACGTTTCAAAAGGCGGCATCATTCTAGTGAGTGATACAAAGGCCACCGAAAAATGGAACGAGGTGATTGCAAAGGTGGTGGCAGTAGGCCCCTTGGCATACAGAGATCTTAGCACACTTGAAACGTGGCCAGAAGGCGCGTGGGTAGAGGTAGGGGATCTTGTTCGTGTGATTAAGTACGGCGGCGACCGCTGGGCAGTACCACACGGCGACGGCGAGGTTGTGTTTATCATTTTGCAGGACCGCGAGGTCATTTGTGCAATTGATAGTTTTGAAACCGCGAGGACTATGTTCCCCGCATTTGTTGAGTAAAGGATTTCGTTATGAAATCAGTGCAAAAAGCAGAAATGCAGGCTGGCGAAGACATCGCCATTAAAGAACGGGACGATGGCAGTGCGTTAGCCGCCATGGACGACCACGTTGACCCTTTTGAGGGTGAAGAAGATAATACATCATCGTCAGACGACGGTGATGGTGACACACAAGGCTTTGCCGAAGGCGGCGACGTTGAGGGTGACACAGAAGAAGACAGAGAGAACCTTCGAGCCGCGCGCCGTGAAGAAAGGCGCCTGAAGAAGGACCTGACGAAGCAACGCGAGGTTAGCGCAAAGCATAAGATCAGTTCGCTGGAACGCCGCAACGAGACCCTTGAGCGCCGGTTGGCCCAAGTGGAAAACGCCGCAGTAGGATTCCAGTTTGCACAGATCGACCGCTTGTTGGAAGACGAGTCTACGCGTGTAGAGTACGCGAAGA